CGGTCCTTGAAGTTAACCCTAATGTTGGTGTAGATGAACGCTGCGTAGATACAGAAAATGAGCGCGGTGATACCGCCCGTGTTCTGCCAGTCTCCCATGAAGTACAGCACGCTAATCATAAGCCAATGCCAACCGGCCACCGCCGCTCCGATGATAAGCGGGCGGTACTGACGCTTGATTGCGCCGTAGATAGTAATGCAGCCACACACCACGGCGATGGTCCCCCAAAAAATTTCAGGTGGGAAGATAACCGGTGGAATGGTTGCCAGGGCGTTGTACAGTGGGGCCTGTGTGAACACAGTCCAGAACGGGCTAGCCAGCCACAGCCCCCATACGGCTGTGTAGATTCCAAGCAGGATTACTGCTGTCGGGTTAATCGGCAGCAGTAGCGCGTGAGCGAGTCTCTGCGGTGCTTCTCTTAATATCATTTCTTATCACGGGGTCGTACGTCCCTCTCCCTTTGGGTTTCTCGCGCCACCCCCGGGCGCGGAGTCTGTCTTGTTAGCAGCACGTACCGCCTCACGTTCGCGGTCTGCTTCTACCTTCATCTGGACTTGCTTGTCAGCGAATGTCTGGTTGCCGCCAGGAATACCCGGCTTGCCACGACGCGCACGAATCTCGTCGGTCGTCTCTGCGCCAATCTTAGCATAACGCTCATCAATTTGCGACTGAGTGTTCTCGTCGGTTAGGCTCATCTCGTTCAACTTGATTTCGAATGCGTCGGTGAGTTCGCCAAACAACTTGTTCAACTTCTCTTCCAGGTTACGCTGCTCTGGTTCGCATACCTGCTCCTTGAACGTCTTGTCGGCGTCCTTGGCAATAGCCAGACTGGCGCTACCAGAGATACTAACCTTCGTAACCGGCACACGGTGAACCATGAGGATATCGGCCATGTTGGCTTCGCGGTACTTGGTAAACGATGCTTCCTGAATACCGGCCTCGATTGCCTCCAACTTCAACTCTACCTTGTTGTCGGGGGTGTCGCTCGGTAGAGGAATGTAGATGGAACGGTGGTTCTGGCCCTTGAGTCCTGTTTCGAAGAACGAGAGTAGTTGGCTCTCCGCGTTGGACCCAAGGGTGGCTCCCTTGAGAATAATGGCGTAGCGAGGTACGGCCTTGTTCTCGAAGTAGTCTAGGTTGAATCGCTGAGCGAAAGCGTTACCGGCAACAGCGTGCTGTGCGGCCACAATGTCAGGGACTCCGTAGTAACCAGAGGTAGGCGAGTACTTCTTTAGGTGGATGACCTCGTTCGGTGCACCGCCTCCGATTGGGTTAGGCAGGCGCTTGGCACCATTGTTCGGGTTGTAGTGTGCAAAGAACTGTACCTTGAAACCGGTCATCTGCACGAAGCCGTCGCGCTTGCGACGCACGCGCATGGTCTGTGCTGGAATGTGTCCGAGGTATCCGATGGTACCGTCCTTCTTACGACCAATCTCGATAAAGGCGTTACCCATGCACTCGTAGTCAGTCCAGACCTTAGCGAGAGTTTCGGTGAAGGTGTCTTCCTCGTTCCAAGACTTGAGGGTCTTTTCGAGTTCCTCGCGCTGAATGTCCAACTTCTGATGAGCGGCCTGCGTCTTCTTCTCGTCCGAAGCCAGGGTCTCCATCTGACGGCGAGTAGCCGGGGTCTCCACAAAGCGGTGACCGAGGCCGACGATGTTGGCGACCTTTGCATCTACCGCTGCGTGGTGAGGCTCGGATGCCTCGTACAACTTGGCTAGGGTGTCGAAGTTGTTGGACGGCTCCTGAACCTCATAGGTATCATAGCCGTTAAGGAACTCGGTGTTCTCGTGAATCTGCTTGGTGGAGGTACCGTCAGCACCGCGCTGGAACTTCTTCATTTCAGCGGTGATGTGACGCTTGAACCCTGGGGACTGTCCACCCAGGGCCTTTAGTTCTTCGGCAGACTTGGTAAAGGAGTCAACAGTAATAGACTCGGTGTGCTTAGACACCATGCCGATGTAGTCAATCTCAGGAGTAGGAGTGTCCTGTACGATTTGGATATGCCTATCGACCATAAGACTCTTGCTCCTTGGCAGCATCAATCATGCCGGGTACGTTCATAGGGTCGGGCTCTAGGCCGAACTTCTGGCGAGACAACTGGTGCTCTAGTTCCTCGTCGTCAATGCGGCGGCGACCGGACCAGAACACGGCCTTGCCGTTGGGGAAACCGTAGTAGCGTGCAGCATCGCGCAACCAGGAGATAGACTTCTGGTCACCCTTCATGCAAAACACGTTCATCACATTGGCGTCGTCGTCTTGGACGACCCACGTGGTACCGTCTGGCAATAGTGCTTCCCATACGTACATTCCGTAAGGAACTTCCTCGATGAGTTGCTTGCCTACATTCTTGAATGACATATTGCGATAGTACCACCGCTATAACCTAATTGCAAATTGGGTTAACTGGCCGATTCCATGGACCATTCGTAGTCATAGGCGTCGATTTGGTCTGTAAGTTCAGTCATACCGATGCTTCCTTGTGTCGGCAAGGTGAGAACAGGGCGTCCAACGAAGGCTCGATAGGCTTCCATGACCTCTGCGGCTGTCTTCGCATATGGGTAAAGGAGTACCGTTCCAATCTGGCCGGTACCGGTAAAGGTCAGGGCTCCGGTCATACCAGCGTTGATGACGTAGGTACGCAACTGCCACTCGTCTACCTGATAGGCTTGGAAGGTGGTGCCGTTGGTGTACTGAGCATTAGGGCTGACGTTATCAGAGAACGCTGCGGCTCCTGCCTTCTTGGCCCAAATCTCAATCGTCTTAGGAGCGAACGAGCCGGTACCTGCGGCAGCAATGTTGATGGTTCCGTTAATCATCTCGGCACCCCAATTGTGGTCATAGTTCATAATGTCCTCGTTGTGCTCGATGCTGGTGCTGGTCAGCGTGACGACACGTCCGTCCACAGCCGGTACGGTGTTAGCCAGGTAGGTCGTAATGGACAGGTCGTCAATGTGCGCTGGGTCGTCTACCACAGAACCTACGAACGAGGCGCGGACCTGTAGCATCTTGTCGGTCGGGTCGAAACCAGTGGGGATGGTGGAAATCTTTACACCCTTGGTTACCGGAGCCCAGGTGATACCGTCGAGAGATGTGTCTACGGTAACGCCTTGACCTAGCCAGGTGATGATTACGCCATACATGGTACCGACTCCCTGAGGTAGTGGATATGGTGTTACCCAACTACCAGGAATAGAGATACCGTTGCGCAACTCGGGAGCCAACTGCTCGTACTCGACAATGGTTCCGTAACTCTGGCCGGACTTCCAGTCTTCCTCGGTGGAGAAGGTGCGGTTGTGGTAGGGAGAGGTGTGGTCTTCGGTTACTGCCAAGATGGATGCTCCGTAACCAGAGGCGACGTGGAACTCGCTCATGTTGTCGGTGGCTTCGGCCAGTTGTGCGTCGATATCATCTTCCGGTACGACGTGGCGGTACACGGCTACGGAGCCAATGGCTAGTAGGTTGGGGCCAGAACTTGCTCCACCGGTAATGGTGTTTCCATCGTAGAGGTAGGTGTCCTTCTGCTGCTCGGCGGTGATATCTACTTCGGATACCAGGTCGCCGTCTACGTAGAGGGAATTCTTGGCGGCGGTATGGATTGCGAATACGCGCACGTTGGCATTGTCTTGAATGTCGAAGGTGCACTTGGCTTCGCCGGTAGATGTGTACTTGGTGGCGAACGAGACTACGGTACCGGCGATGCAGATGCCGTCGTACCCGTTGTCGTTTCCCCATACCTGCTGAATGGCTGTATTGGTAGGGTCCTTCTTGATAGAGCGGAATACCGTACCGACCGAGAACGACTGGCTCTCACGTCCGCGCTGCATGACCGCGTGCGCGTTCATGCCCACGCGCGTAGCGTTGCCGAAGATGAGAGAGTAGTCCACGCCCTTGACTAGGGCTGCGTGCTTGGCGGTGGCACCGGACGAGGACGAGCGGTTATTACCTGAGTAGTCGGTGAACGGGGAAGGGTCATCGAATGTCCATAGGGCATCGGGGCCAGCGTCGATTGCTACGTAACGATATGACATAAATTCATTGTACAACGACAAAACCCCTACCGCAAGCGGTAAGGGTCTGTCGGTAACGTATAACCGGAATCCTAAGGTGGGAGAGTCAACGAAATTCGAACCACGACCGGAGTAATGATTTCGCTATCGCAACCAAGCCCGACATAAGTCCAGGGTACTCGGCCTAACGTGTCACTAGTATATCACGGAAGTACTTTGAAACCCAACTTCTCAAGAGAAGTTGTGCCCGGACGACCGTCTGCGGCCTTGCCGTGATAGCCAAGGAACTTCTGGTAACCAGCGTAACGCTTGCTCAGAGCCTTTGTCCAGCGCTTGCCGAACAACTTGCGGCGCTTAGGGAAGAACTTGTTGAGACGCCTCTTCAACTTGAGAACGTCGTCGTTCTTCTTGCCGGGGCCAAGATTCTTCAAGTGGATTACCGGGCGAGTGTCTGGCGTGTAGTACGGCAGTACCGGCCTCTGGTGGTCCCAATACGAGTAAGGGCTGTGACGCTCTTCGTAATGTAGGTGAGGTCCAGTAGTGTTACCGGTGTTTCCACTAGTACCAATCCTGTCGCCAGCCTTTACCTGCTGACCAACGCGTACCTGCGTGGCCGATAGGTGAGCATACAGATGCTGGATGGTACGTCCCTCGTGGACACTAGTCAACACTAGGTGCAAACCGTAGTCTGGACCGTAGTGGTCATAGGTTCCGTTAAGGACTACTGTACCGCCCTTCGTGGCGAACACAGGGTTGTAGTGAGCCTCGTAGTCAATGCCGGTATGGTAGCCAGCAGCCCATGGGCCACGCACTCCATACGAACAATTAACCTGATGACTCGTTGTTGGATACACCATTAGTCCACCACCCTAAAGTTTAGTTCCTTAAGTGTATCACGGTTTAGTTCTCCGGTGACAGGCAACTTGGCGTCTGCCTGGAAAACCTTGATTCCGTTAGTCAGAGCCACTCCGTAGTACAAGTTGTACGTGCCCACGTTGAACCCACGCTTGCGTAGCGCGCGCTTGACCATGTACACGTCGATGTTGCGGTTACCTGGCTCTAGGCGGTGCAGAGAAACAGTGTTCTCCTTCTTTAGCCTGCGAGCCACAAGGTTGATTTCATCGTCAGTTCCGACGAGTTCGAAATGCATTTCATCCTTGGTAAAACGGAAATCTCCACCCCACTTGAGAATGCCGTCCAGGTTGTCCTGCTCCTTGCGGATTTGGGTGACCTTGGCATCGCTGAACGTGCCAGTGGCACCGTTCGGGTGGTTAGTGGAGTTTGCGTCTACGGCAGTACCGGCTGCGTGCTCGCTCCAAACATCAGGCGAGTTCACGTTTACACGATGAGCCCAGCCAAATGTGGTGTCCGTGCGCAGGGTCTCGACGTTGCGGTCGAAGCGCTGCAAGAACTTAACGAGGACTACGCCGTAGTCGCCACCGGCTAGCGGTAGCGTCAGACCGTCCTTGATTGGGTATTCTACACAGTCCTCACGGTCAGTAAGTACGGTGAACCCATTTGGTGTTTGTGCCATAATTCCTCCTAGCACAAGCATACGGGATTGTCAATACTTTGTCAATTATACTGACGAAGTTACGTCCACGACCTCACAATTTCCAGCGCTGCAACTTAGCGTTTGCGACCCCGCCGTATTGTCCTCGAACTCATAAGCACTAAGCAGCGACCAGTCGATTACCTCAGGCATCTGAGCCTTGGCTAGGTAATAGTCAGCCTCGGTCAAGTCCTGGTAAGGAGCCTGCTTGTAGGTGTGCTCGGTGTGAGGTAGGAACGAGATACCGCCGATGTGGTCCCAATTCTCATAAACCCAATTGGCAACCTCAATCCACTCATGCTCGCGCACGTTGATGGTAACGGACGGGTTGTGCTCGGTCCAGTGAGTCTTGTACGCCTTCCAGACCTCTAGGTGCTCTAGAGCCGTCAGGTCGTTACGAGTGACTGCACCTTCGGGTGCCTTCTGTGGGAAGGAGAAAACGGTAGTGGCGTCAGGCTTCATCACATCTGGCTCGTGAGGGATACCAATGTCCTTCATGAACACAGTAACCGGGTCCTTGTTGTCAGCACGGACGGTACGCATGTAGTACTCTGCGTGCCATGGGTGCATACCAGAGGAGGATTCGGTCAACTGGCTAACGGTACCGCTCGGCTTGGCTGTGGTGATAGCCGTGGACACGTTGATGCCCATGCGCTTGGCGTAGACCTCGTTAGAGGCAACCGCTGCTGCGTTCATGGAGTCCAAGAAGAACGTCAGTTCGTTGATACCCTCAGAACCGTTCAAGGTTGGGTGTCCGAACTGGCCGGTAAGGGAAACGCCTAGTAGACGCTCCTCCTCGCAGTTGTCCTTCCAAATCTTACGTAGGTACTTGAAGTTGGTAAGGCTCGACTGGATGGTACCTAGGATGGTAGCCAACTCGACCTTGCGGATGAGTTTCGCCTGGTCATCCTCGGCACGGACGATGACCTCTGTGAGGTTGCAGAATTGCTTTGAACGCAATAGAATCTCTCCGCAGGGGTTGAGGCCCTGGACCTGGCTCAAGTCCCTCCTAGGGGCCTTTGTGTGCTTCCTGAGGCCCTCCATGTTGACGATGCCACGCTCTCCTGACTTGGAGTCGTAGAGGTTGCCCCATTCGCCTAGGAACTCGCCAATACCGGGCTTCTTGTAGTAGACAGCCGAGTTGTTTGCAAGAGCGTACTCAGGGTTGGCCTCCCACCATGCACCGGACTTGGCCTTAGCCATTTCGTAGTCGCGGAGGTCGGACTGGCTGATAAGAGCAGAGCGGCGTACGCCACCTACTACGACTACCTCGCCAATCTTGCACATGATGCGGTGAGCCTCTAGAGAGGTCAACTTGCGGCCAGCGGCGTCACGGAAGATGCCGATGGTCATGTCGAAAAGGTCAACTAGAGGCTGTGGGCCTGATGCCCTACCGCCGAAAGTCTTAAGGCGCGCGCCCGCTGGGCGTACGTGGGAAATGTCGATGCGAGGAATTTGGCCCTGGTAGAGCAGAGCAAGCAACTCACGGAAGCCACGAGCCCATCCGGCCTTGGAGTCTCCAACGACAATCGTGGAACCGGTGTGCTCGAAGTGCTCGTTGATGGTCGGCAACTGCGAGACGTACTGCGCCTCAACAGAAAAACCGAGGCCCACACCACACATGAGAATGTAGAGAGCCTCATCGAAGGCACGAACGTCGTCAACGGCGATGAACGAGCAGTTGTACTGAGCGATGTTCTCGCGCTCTAGCGCAGGACCAGCGGTCATGAGTGCGCGCATGGACGGCACGAAATCGTGGTTGAGGACTCCGTTTTGGAGTTCCTTCCAGGTGGACTTGCTTACGGTGCCCGGGTAGTTGACTTCCATGTGGTTCTTCATGAATGTGAAGTACCTGTCAACGGTTTCGGCCCAGGTCTCTCGCCTGCCTTCGTCGTCCAACCAGCGCGAGTATCGGCTGACTGCGATGAAGTTTCTGTACGGGTCAGCGATAGCCCCGTTGGTGGTCAAGATAGACAATGTAGTAGTACTCTCCTAAAAAATGATGTACCAACAAGCCTACCATGCGGGGTGTTATGGGGCAAGAGATTTCAGAGATTTTTTAGGCGAGTTTCGAGGTTCCCGAACGCCTCTTCGGTGAGTCGGTCCCAGGAGTACTCTTCTGTCACACGAGGGGCCTGCTCTAGGTGCCAGTCCACGAACTCGTCGTAGCGGTCCACTACCGCGACCATGGCGCGCTGGACAGCCTGAACGTCCGGCTTGAGCATCAGACCAGGGTGGATTGCAGGCCACGGAGTCTTGGCGAGACGCGAGGGAATAGCCAGGTCCGGGTGAATGAACTTACGGTACGGAGCCCACTCGGGAACTGTGATGGTTGGCATACCGGTCGCTAGTGCCTGTAGTGGGCTTAGTCCGAAGCCCTCTCCCCAAGACGGGTAGACGAAAGCGTGGTTGGCGTGGAAGATTTCGATAAGTTCTTCAAGGCCGACCTCTTCGGTCATGACGTTGATACCACGTAGTTGTGGAATACGCCAGCCGTCGTTAATCATCTTGAGGTTCAGTTCAACGTCCTTGCCCCTGCGGTCGGGGAATTCGACGCGGTAGGCGTCCATGACTTCCTTGCAACCCTTGCGCGCTGCGTCGCCTCCGACGTGGAGGAACTTGAACATGTCGTCTACATGACGCTTCTCGGGTGACCAGATGGGGTCCACACCGTGCTCGTAGACGTAGACGGGTACCTTGATACCGGCGAAGCGGCGGTACCAGTCCGCGATGAGTTCTGATGGTGTCCAGATTTCGTCACATAGGTTCATGCGCTCAGCCCAATCCAACTTGCTGGAAATCTTGAGGTTGGGGGTGGGCAGTTTGGTGGATTCCCACGGATGGTAGCCAATCTTGTACGGTCCTTCGGAGAACTCCCATACGGGTGGCTGGTCGAACCAGATTTCCACGTCGGCGGTAGGGTCGTTATCATTGACCTCGTAGCCTAGACGTGCTAGACTGTCAAGCATGTTGCGTGTTGCATAGCCGTACCCGTTGGTCTCGGACAGGTCGCCCTCGATGGTACCGTTAGAGATTCTCATGGCTAAAGTGTAACATGTTTGACATTCTCTTACCAACTGTGGTATACTTGTACTGTTGAACCATCCGTGTGCGACCATGGGATGAGTTACCATAGTTTTCTGGTACAACCAGAGCCTACAAGGAGCCCTTCCCAAGTCGCGCTGGGGAGGGCTTCTTCATTTGCTAGGCAAAAGCGCGGCAGGACACAGTAGGGTCTACCGTCCCGTAAGCGGGGATAGATAAAGCAAAAGCCGGTCCAGAAACAGGACTCACGTACTATACCTGAGTTGTGTCCGCAAACTGGAATATCTTTCGTCTAATGCAAGGTAAACAGGATAAAGTTGCAGATGGAGTCAAACTCCATCAACCTACTAAAGATTGACTCGGCCAGAGGTCTCAGGAGACGTTCCCGCCTTCCTTGGTCGATAAGGAAGACTCCCCGATTTTACAACTAAGGAAAACCATGGACTACTTTGAAACGCTGCGACAGTACCGTCGTTTGGCACGTCAAGGCTTCGTGGACCCGTTGACACATACCTGCGGCGAAGAGTATACTACAAGACTAGGCGAAGACGAACCTTTGTTTCAGTGTTTCGCATGCGGAACCAAGTCCACACTAGGACTTGCAGAGTACAAGATGATGCAGGCACGCATCGAAGACTATGAGGCGAAAAGAGCCAAGTGAGCAAATTTTGGAATTGGTTGCTGGGAAAGCCCCAGGAACAAAAGAAGAGGCCGTCAGATGCCCTCTCAGAGGCTCTGAGCAAGGCATCCTTCCCACCCGAGAACTACGAGCCAGGGCCAGCGCCGGTAGAGCCGTACGACGGCAAGCCAAACCCTTACCGCACCAAGCACCCGCTCGGCAAGCCCTTCCTTTGGGGTGATGGGCGCGACGAGCGAACGCTGTTCGTAGCCGAGGGTCCGGTGTTCGTTCCCGGCATCGAGAAGGCGACGATAGTGGCGGTAGACACTCACACCGAGGTCTCTTATGCATACTGCCAGAAGGGTCACCTACACGTATACCACAACGGCAAGTTGCTTGTCAAGAAGCGCCGTCAGCAGTCCAAGCACGTCCCCGAGGGTGTCGTAGAAGACTACGTGCCCAACTCGGCTCATCTGATGGGTTGGAAGGACAAGACGGTAGTCGAAGTGGAGTTGTGCAATGATTGAGTACGTAGACCACTCGACGGTACGTCTGCATAAGACCAACGCCACCGACGAGGACGTAGCCTATGCTGCGTGGGTGTCCAACTTCGGCAACGAGGCCGAAGCACGCGATACCAGCGACCTGTCCAAGTTGATTAACTTCCTCTACAAGAACAGGCATATGTCTCCGTTCGAGCACGGCTCATTCACGTTCTTTGTTGATACCCCGATTTTCGTGGCCCGAGAGTTCTTCCGCCACCGCACCTGGGCATATAATGAAACCTCCGGTCGCTACAAGTCTCTCGATGGTCGTTTCTACCGCCCTGGCAAGGACCGCCCCCTGGTCCAGAAGGGTCGCGTGGGCGCGTACACCTTTACCGAGGGTACCAAGAACCAGTGGTCGTTCATGGCGAACATGGAGCAGCAGGCTTATGAGCAGGCGTGGAAGTCCTACCAGATGCAGTTGGAGGCCGGTATCGCCAAGGAGGTAGCACGTAACGTGTTGCCGGTGGCTACCATGACACAGTTCTACGCAACTGTGAACCCTCGTAACCTGATGCAGTTCTTGAACCTGCGCAACGACCAGCACGCTCAATACGAGATTCGCAAGGTGGCAGAGCAGTTGGAGGCAATCTTCGCAGAGACGATGCCTTTGACTTATAATGCCTATAAGCAGTATGATTGGCGTAACGATGCCAAGCGCATCGAAGAACTCGAAGACGAAGTGGCATACCTAAGGAGCAAGCACTATGACGACCGAACAAGTCCTATCGACCTACCAGTTGCTTAGGGAGTACGGCGTTACCGCGATTGCAGAGAAGCGTGACGACACGCTCAACGGTGCCCCGGCTACCTCGTTCATCGTGCACCAGAGGGGCTACGAGCCCCACAAGTTTTGGTTTGCCAAGGGCAACCATATGAGCAGAGAACATATGGAGACCGTCATGGTCTCCTATCTAAGGAGCAGAACTGATGCAACGAGTGACGTATAAGGTAAAACTAATCCCGTCGTCTCTTTACGACAACGTGGAGTCCGAGGTCGTAGAGGTCGAAGGTACCTCTATCCAGTCCGATGGTGAACTAGTCGTATACAACGACGGTACCATCGAGGCAATCTTTGCCAACCACACCTGGTTGTACGTACAGGTGTTGCCACTATGAGTTGGACCGCGACCGGTGAAGCGGTAAACGGGGAAGTAAGTGTCTCCACGAACGGTGAGTCCTGGTCGAAGGAGACTACCCAGCAGATTAGCCAGGCGTCGCTGGCCGTTCAAGATATCATCAAGTCCGGTGCTCTTGGTGAACCCTTGGGCGAGTACAACGTGTCCATGACAGGGCATGCCAACACTGACCACGAACCGGTAAGCGGTGTGGCGAACGATTTCA